ACTGAACCTGCAAAACAGCTACAATAACAGAGTTATTTTATAGATGAGATATATATCTTAATGCTAAAAATAACCAATGAAATTCCCACTTAAAGAATTAAGGCCAGCAACTGCCAGCCTTAAAAACTTTTAGCTTGTTCCCCACCTAAGAAATTGGGATAAGCATTTGAAAAAAATAACCCAGAATTAACCGAGCTACTTTTTTGTACCAGTTAAATTTGCTGTAACACAAAATAACTACGCATAGAACGCTTTCAACATTCAAATACGAGATCAAAGATATATGAACTATACTAAATGTCAAACAAATATTTCACTAAATCCCCTGATCAGAGGGATTATGGATGAAAATAATCCTCTTAAGCTAGAGATTCTTAATCATCTTATCTATTTAAGCACTCGATTTAGAGTTGTTTTCATATCTCAAGGCACGTTAGCTGCCAAATATAATGTTACTCGTCAGTGGATTAATGAGCTTCTGCGCAGATGGAAGTCTTTGGGGGTTATTAAGTATCGCCAGCAGGATTTCAATCGCTCTTGTGTTTATCTTATCAATCCTTTACTTGCTCAAGAGAAGAATCGTATCAAGTTTAAGCTTCCTGCAGCTGTGTTGTTATTGGTTGTTTCTTCCCTTTGTAGCGCTGTTTATGGTAGAGAGTTGACACTAAGTAATATAAGGAATTTATCTAACTATAAAATGGTAATTGTTCCCGCAGTTGATTATGGATTCTACGAACCCCGCGAAGCGGAATCAGTCATTTTTGTAAAAAATAGCAAGCAATCTATCCCGTACAATGCAATAACCTCAAAGGAGAGAGTTATGGAAGACACAATAATGCAGCTTGCTGCTGCTTTTAATTTAAATGCAGAGCAGGCAGAGCAATATTCTAATCAGTATAGCAAGTCCGTATTGCAGAAAACTCTGCAGAGTTTTCAAAAGCAGAAATCTACTAAGAAGATTACCAATCCACAAAGATGGCTTGCTTGGGTATTGGCTGACGAAGAACGCAAAGAGAGAGAGCAAGCCTCTCGATCCTCAAACGGGAAGATGGGGGGGCATTCAACAACTTCAAAGAACCCAGGCGGGCATAGTCCATCAGAAGAGCTGCCAAATTTGAACCACATGGAGCAAATTGAATATTTGATGAAAGAGATATTGAAGTTCTCAAAAACGTATGACCCTAGCAAAGTATATTCGCGCGACGAAAAGATGAATGAGTACTTGCACAAGATAGCAAGCAATTCTATAGCCAGCATGCAGCGCGAAGTTGATAAGCTGCTTGCCCAGCTTGATGATCCTAATCATATCTGCAAACCAGGCTGCGTTGATCAATCCCTTTTCTTAAGAAAGCCAAAGCAGCAAGCAGACGTCGACTTTGCCCAACCATCAGCAGACAAAGACTATGAAGACCATCTGGATACAATATCAGCTGACAAATCTGATCCAACGGGGTATAAAGAACTGGTAAGAAAATATGACTATGGAAGGATAGCTAGATGAGACAGAAAACTTATATCATCCCGTTAAAACCAATACCTTGGCGTAGAGCAGGAATCAGTCAAACCAAATTCTACGATCAACAAGTGAACGAGAAGATTGCCTATGGTCTCTATCTCCTCAAATGCCATGGCTCAGACCCCATCTTTTCAGTACCAGTAGAACTCGACGTAACTTTCTATATGACAACTGCCCAACAAAAGCAAAAGCAACTCAAAACCTACCATCATGCAACGCCAGATCTAGACAATCTTGTCAAACTGTTGCTAGATGCTATAGTTGATACAAAAGCAATACTAACTGACGATAGAATAATCTCAGTTATGCATGCAAAAAAGATATACGATTCTTGTCCCAGAACAGAATTTACTATTAGAGAGTTAGAGTGAGAATAACTAAATCTAAAAAAGCCAAAGATACTAACACAGTTCCTCTTACCCTTTCAAAAAATCGTACATGGCTCGATTTCATGGAAAACGAGGCAATTTCAACATTTCCAGAAAAAGATTCTTACCGCAAAAGACTAGCTTTTACCCTTCTAGAATGGGCAGCTCAAGAAACATCTCTCGAGATAACAGAATTTGCTCTCGAAATGAAAATGAGACGTCAAACTCTTAATGATTGGGCAGCAAAGTATCCTGACTTCAAAGAAGCTTATGACTTTGCCAAACTTATGATTGGAGTGCGTAGACGCAAAGGAGCTCTGACAAGAAAGTTTGATAAAGACGTAGTACATAGAGATGAACATGTTTATGATCCAGAGCGACACGAAGTGAACGTGTATCACAACAACCTTAAGAAAGATATCCAGAACGACAATACAACCAAAGTTATAGTGCTATCGCAGCTCGATACTGGTGAACTCGTTCCTATTGGGGGAAAGAAGGACGATGAACGTCCGCTTTAAATTCATTCCCATTAAAGAAGCAATGCCAAATACAGACGACAAAGTCTTATGGTTATGGAAAGATAAAGCTGGCGAGTTTGGTAAATGGCAATTCTCCACAGAAGAGCAACCTGAGGGTTCAATAGTTATGTGGGCTACATTACCAGTTGATGAGATATTGAAAGAGAAATGGCCTTATTCAGGACCGTTACGATTAGCACAACGAGGAGATCAATGAACTACGAACAAATAACCAAACAAATGCTACTGCGTGGCTTTGATCATCTATCATCAATAGCACAAGCATTACAACGCATACAGAAAGAGGCTAAGGATGAAGACGAAGCACTTAAGCAAAGTGTTACGCTATCTATGCTATTTCGTGCGATCAACGATATCCTTCATCCTGGGTTTTCAGATGCACCGAAGTTATTTCCGGAACAGGATCTAACCGAATTCCTTGATAAGCTGAAAGCAGCACATAAAGAAGCTGTAGATAAGAAGATATTCCCACCATGTAAATGTGAAGAATGCAATGCAGCTACTTCCAGAGACACAGATAAAGCTGAATAAATTTCAGCCTCGTCCCTACCAACGCAATCTATGCAGAGCTTTTGAGGAAGGAAAACTCAAACGATATCTGATCATATGGCCACGACGATCTGGTAAGGATATATGTGCTGTTGCGCTCTTAGTTCGTGCAGCATTGCGCAGGGTTGGTACTTATTTCTATGTGTTTCCAGAGTTCTCATCAGGCAGACGTATTCTTTGGGATGGTATCGATATAGATGGCCATCGAATCCTACATAAATATATACCAGAAGAGATTGTAGAATCACGCAATGAGCAGCAGATGCGTATTCGTCTTATTAATGGATCACAGATTGTCGTACTGGGGTCAGATAACTTTGACTCAACTATTATTGGTACTAACGCTGTAGGCATGATCTTTTCAGAATATGCATTACAAGATTCCCGCGCATGGTCTTATGCGATCCCTATTCTCAATGCTTCGAACGGCTGGGCTTTGTTTATATCTACTCCAAGAGGTAAGAACCATCTTTGGGAGTTATATAACGTAGCTTCAACAACGCCCGGCTGGTTTTGTGAGAAACTAACCATAGATGATACACAACATGTACCAATAGAAGAGATCCAAAAGGAAATAGAATCAGGGCAGATGAGCCAAGATCTCGCTATGCAAGAATGGTGGACATCATTTGAGTTGGGTATTGAGGGATCCTTTTATAGTAAGTATATAGATAATCTTCGTCACAAGGGTCAGATTTCTTATGTGCCATGGGAGCCATATCATCCTGTAAACACCGCTTGGGACTTAGGTTTTAATGACCCGACTACGATAATCTTCTTTCAGCAAATTGGAGCGGTAATTCGTATCATAGATTGCTATGAGAATACAAAGAAAGGATTAGATCATTATGCTAAAGTGGTCAAAGAAAAGCCTTATACTTATGGCAAGCATATTGCTCCTCATGATATTGCTGTACATGATCTCGGTACTGGTATATCGCGTTGGAAGACAATGCATGATCTCGGAATCACTTTTATCCGTTACGATACAAAACAACCTAACATAGAAGATGGCATAGAATGTGTTAGACGCAACCTTCCTAAGATGTGGTTTGATGAAAAAGCTTGCGAGCCATTACTCAAAGCACTCGAGAACTATCGCCAAGAATATGATGTAAAACGTAAGGTTTACAAGAGTCAGCCATTGCATGATTGGTCGAGCCATTGGTGTTTTACTGGAGACACAAAAGTATTGACACGTTACGCAATGCGTCAGATAATGGATATCCAAGAAGGTGATGAAGTATTAACATTACACGGATGGAAACCATGCACGAAGGCAATGATAACACAACGCAATGCAGAACTTGTGGAAGTCAAATTCCGAGACGGTACGACAGTGAAATGTACGCCGGATCATACATTTCTGACGACGGATCGAAAGTGGATATCTGCAAAAGACCTGAAGAAGGGTACTGTGATCCAATCGTACTTGATGCACTTACGCGATACTTTGAGGGACACTTGTATAGGATATGGCCTTCAGATGTATATTTCTCAAAGGGCGGATCAAGACTGCATAGAGATGTTTGGCAAAGAGCTTTTGGAGAAATCCCAAAAGGATGTCACATACATCATAAAGATAATAACCCACTTAACAACTCCTTATACAACTTGGAATGTATTCCACGAAAAGAACATTTATCGCTTCCTAGACCAAATAACAAAGGTTTTTCAGCAGCAGCTCGATCCAAAGCATCTGAATGGCATAAATCTGAAGAAGGAAGGATATGGCATAGAAGACATGCTTTGCGTAGTGCGTCGTGGACTAAATGGAAAAGAGAAAGAAGACCTTGCTCGTACTGTAAGGAGGAATTTGAGTGTCTTATTCGAAAGAATGGGCATCAGCAAAAATTCTGCCATCCGAATTGTAAGGCCTCCAGCTATAGAAAGCGTAAACTTTCTTGAAGAAAGACAAGATGTATGGGATATAGGTGTTCCGGGAATGAAACAGTTCTCATTATCTAATGGCGCTATTGTTCATAACTGTGACGCAATGAGATATCTTTGTGTTGGATTGCCCAAAGTTACCAATACTAATGATCCCAAAGCTCTGGAACAACGATACAATGAAGCGATGGGATACCAGGGCAATATGCCAGCAATATTCAGAACAGACTTGCCGGACTATTAAAAATGGTTATGATAAGAGCAACTTATTTCCTTATTACACACGTATAGGGTTGTTGGTTACAGTTTTCGCCTCCAGTAATGGGGGCGTTTTATTAGGAGTGAAATGACACAAGATATCATTAACGCTGAAATTATTATACAGGAAAGCGTCCAAACGCTTTATGAAGCATTAATAAAAGAGTTATCGCAAGATTGGAAGAATTATACTATTAACATTGATGGTAAGGTTTACGATTTAAATTCATCAAGTGATGAAGAAACCGTATCTGAAGTAGTTAAGATGGTTCTAAAGGATGCAATGATCGCGAAAGTAGAATCAATAGATTGTGACGAAGATTTTTATCCTCATAGTGACGCATTTAATGTTATTAATCGCATATTGTCTGGCGCGCGCAAAGAAGATCATCAGTTTGAGAGAATCAAAACAGAGATAGTGACAAATCTAGACGAGAATGGCAATCCAATTACTGCAAAAGCTTTGAATCAAGATAGCATTTATGTACAATGGCAAGATGAGAATCGTTTTAAGTTCGAGGAGAACAAATGAATGTTAAATATCTATCATTATTATTGTTAATGCCAAGCATGCAAGCAATGCAAAATCAAGTTACTCCCGCTCCTGCATTAACTGATGCACAGATTGTTGCTCAA